CCGCAGCATTTATACGGGTTGACGGGAATAGCAGCGATCCAGAGATACGCGAAGCGTGGAACAAAATGCCACCGGAAACGAAACAATACATTCGTGAAACGTTTGGCATGAATGGAATGCTGGTTAAAAAGACAAATTACGATATTGCTTTTGGTTACAGAAAAACCAGCATAGGTGACATGTTCCAAAGAGATCCAGAGTTACAAGGCGCTCTTACGCGTCTTGCAATTCATTTCCTGGGGCAGGTCGAAATCAAATCTGTAGACAGTAACGGCAAGCCAGTCGTACAACGCATGGGCTCTAAGCGCGCACTGAGAATGCTGCAGGCTGAAGCCGGATGGCAAGAAGTTGTTAAATGGGTTAAAGACACTTGGGTTATTAAGAATCTTTGGACGCTGCTTGGCAACGAGTCATCTAACTTTACTGTGCTTAAGTTGCAAGGTGTTTCTTACAAAGACATCCTTAAAGGCAAAATTGAGGGTCACCAAGCAACTAAACAATATCTCAAAGAGCGTATGCGCCGTGATGATCTGTTGTTTATGTTGAATTCAGGTAACTTAGAAGGTAGTGCAGCGACTGCAGCCAGAGAAGAAATAGTTGAGCTAGACGATTCGCTACTTAATAACCCAGTGTCAATCCTTGTGGATGAAGCGTTATTCCAAACTTTGATTGAGGATGTTGGGCAAGAAAATGATCCTTACTCATATCAAAGCCGTTTGTCACGGTGGGCTGATGACAAAACTAAATTTATCTCAGATCCAGTCAAGAAAGTTGGAAGCTGGTTTATGATGGCTCACGAGACGCCTCCTTACAAAATACTGGCGTCACAAACAATGCTTTCTGACTTTACGTCACGTTACGTGCTGTACAAGCACTTAACTACGAGAGAAGACAATCCAATGAGTAGGGACGATGCTGTAGCTCGCGCCCGTAAGGCTTTCGTCAACTATGACGTGCCTACCCATAAGGGTCTTCAGTATCTTAACGATATGGGGTTCTTGTGGTTCACAAAGTACTACTTCAGAATCCAAGCGATCTTGATCGAGCTAGTGCGCGAAAATCCGCTGAGAGCACTGGAAGTGATGATGATGTTTGAATACATCTTTGACATCCCAGATATTCTGGATTCGAGTATGTTGACTAAGTGGCCTGGTAATTTGGGGTCTGGTGCTTTAGAGGCTCCAGGGACTCTAGATGATCTGCTCACATGGCAGATAGCTGAAGCTATTATTCCTGGAGATTAAGATTGCCCCCGTTAGGGGGCTAATCACTGTTTGTCTGCTATTCAGACTCACGCTCTGAGAGCGCTTGATATATGCCAACTGCTATCACGCTGCTGACTAATAAAACCCCGATCAAGGTGCCTACTACTCCTATTACGATACTGCCGACTGTAAAGGCGGCAATAACGAAAGTGACGAGTAATATGGCACCTATCACGGAAATGATCCCTGTAAGGAATCGTTTTATGGTTCCCATTAGGAAAACAAGCTTTGTCCAGTTGCTGTAGGTTTAGCCTCTACCTTGGGAGTAGGTGGCAACACCTCTTGAACTTCTTCAACTGAAGACGTATCAGCAATCTCAACGGTCGGGGTATCCCGTACTGAGATTACTGGCTCCGTCCTTGGAGCACTTTGGACTGGGCTTGCTTTCTGTACAGTCACCAACCCATCATCCACTGCGAGTTTGTCAGGTGCGCCAACTTCGATGTGAGTGATGAGCTGTCCTTCGGATCGGGACTGAGTAAAGGTCACTTCCTGGATGGCTCCAGTAATGCCCATAGCTTTAAGGTGGACGCGTAGCGCCGCCTCAAGCTCTTCTTGCTTGATAGTTATCTGCATGTGCAGTACCTCTGTATTGGGTCGTTATGCCGCTAGTTGTAGAAACATGCGGAACATTGAGGAATTGATACCAGTCATAACTGTCGCTGCTGCGTCAGCCATGTGTTCTGCCTTGGTTTCAGTTACTAGGGTTTGACCATTTCTTTGGTAAGTAGGCCACGGTGCATTAGGAAATGCGTCTGTAGCCCAATCTATCATTTCAGATTTGGTGGCTGTCTTTTTACCGACAGTACCAACCTTTACTTCAGTAGGGGTCAATTCGAAGAACGGCTTGTCCAACGCACGTAGTGCACCTAACACTCCGCAGCAAATGCCATAACTAGCCATTGCACGGGCTGATTGACTACCGATAGGAACCTCTACAAAGATAGCTTGGGCATCCTTCGCTGCTTCCAGCGCACCTGTAGCCAATTGTTGAGCGGCTTCTAGATCTTTACTGTTCTGTCGTACCTGTTTGCCTTTCGGCAGTACGGGCTGAATTAAACCAAGGTTTGTTATTGTTAGATCCAAGGTTTCAGTGTCTAGTAAGCCAGATGCGATCCCCCAGTTATTAAGTGAGGGATCGAATCCGACTACGCGTAGCATCGCCATTAGCTAGTGAACAAGCTTTCTTTTGGCTTAGGTGCAGAAGCTGCAGCTTTACCAAAAGCACCTGACGTTACGTTAGAGCCAGTAGGACCATTGCTAGTCTTAGTTGACTTATCACGTACCGTACCAGTGTGCTTCTCACCCCAGGTAGCCATAAAGGCACCTTCAGTGAGCTCTTGTGAACGTATTTCAGTGACGGTCATGTTGTCAGCTGCACGGAAGAATTTAGCTACTTCGTTCAGCTCACGAGTTTCACCACTGGGTACGTAAGCACCAGAGTCGTCTTGGACATTCTTGTCCTCGATAACTTTCATGATGCCTGCTTTAACAGGTTGACCAGTCAAAGAAGTTACTACGTCTACATTAGTAGGCACTTCCTTTCTAGCTTCCCTGTTCCACAAGTTAACTACCTTGTTATCTACTTCCCATGCATCTGGTGTAGCCCCACAAGTGAGGAGACCCAAGTGCATTGCGAGCTCGTAGCCAGGTAGGTACTTACGCTTACCGTCTTTGGTTTCGTAAGTGTTCTTCTGACCCTTTGCTCGTCCAGATGACAAGTAGATGGCTTGACGCACTTCACGTCCATTGTCCGTGTCTAAGTGCAAGTTTAAACAAGCTGCACCACCAGTTGACTCAGTCAAATAGGCGAGCTTGATGTTGCAGGTATATAAACCTGATTCTAGTGGACCGTAATTTCCACCACCGATGATATCTCCCGATTCTTCAATCGCTTCGTCAACGGTTAAGTTTGCTAAGAGTGACATATAGTTCCCTCGTCGTTATGCCTTATCGGCGCGTTGTTGTGCTGCTTGGTCTGAATAACCATTCTCATATCGGATGCTTAACTTGCTTGTGTTACTAGAGATCACTTGTGATCGAGTAACCTTGCAAGCTTGTCGGAGACCTTCCATATAAAATTCGAGGTCTCCTAACTCTTCAATGACGTTTTCAAGGTCAAGCGGCTTTTGGTAGATCACAGCTTTTTTGATTGCATCAAGTAATTCACCAGCTTCTCCGGCAATACCTACTGCCATGTGAAGCATGTGACATTGATTGCTGTCTAAAGATTTGAGAATGTCCTCACCTGGCTTAGCCAGGCGTCGGACAAAGAATTCAAAATCCTTATTCATCTGTTCAATTTCAGCTGAGTTCATTAGGCTGCTGCCTCCGTACCGTAGTATTCGTGCAGGCGGTGCATTACCAGCTGCATGTCATTGTCGATATAAGTTTCAGCAGTACTCCACAAACCCATAGGAGCGCGTATGCGTTCGCCTACAGTCTCTTTAGTGAGTTTGGTTTGGAACACGTACTTGAACCCAAGAGCCTCGTCCTCTGGCGTTACTGTCAGCAGATCATTCTCGTAGCCTTCTAAGGCTTTGATCGTCATCTTTTTCGCTGACACTACTGCTGAGAAGTAAGACTCAATGCCGTTGTTCTTAAGTGAACCTTTAACCGGCACTTTGGTTTCCATAACCATGTCAGCTTCATTCAACTGGTCTAGAGCGTGAGCTGTGAAGATCACACTCTTTGTAGAACGAGCTACATAAACCTGCATCAGATTCTTAAAGAACTGGGCATACTCGCCCCAAGCTTTCATGGTGTTGGTTGAGTTAATTACGTGTACAGATTCGAACATGTCCATTAGGAACGTTACAGAATCAACTACGATGCCTTCAATATTGTCTTGGGTTTCAGCCCAGTCAAATGCTTCGTACACCTGCAGCGGATCTGTAATCGTAAACTCCTTGAACTTTGAACGGAAAGGTAGACGTTTGCCTGCCTCGCAATTCAAATACGCCCAATTCTCCGGGCGCTCAAGATTCATGATGGACGCTGATTTACCTGTAGTAGATTTGCCTGATACTAAGATCAGATGGTCATTTACGTCTGTTTGCATAAGCTATTCCTTGGTTGTTCACAGAGGGAGCGGAGCCCCCTAGAGCTATGCTGCTTGTGCAGTGTCTACACGATTAGAAATGGCTTTACTAAGAGAGACCATAATCGTAGCCATGATCTCTTCCTCATCTAGCTTGTCAGGCATCTTGGCGTTCAGGCTTGCTACCTTTTGGCGACAGTCTTCGTAATCGAAGCCAGCGTCTACAAGGATCATGCCGAAGCGAAGCAGCATGTTGTTGCGATTGCCGTCACCTGAATTGTTGAGTATCCAACGCTCCAAGTTATCGAGTCCTGCAACATCAAGGTTTCGCTTCTTGAACTCTTCGTTCTTGCTAGTCTTCGGAATGAAGGGCAATACGTCGAGCAGCTCACCGTCTTGATAGATGTAATCTGGGCTAGAAGTAGAAAGCCACTTGCGTGCACGTTGTCCAGTAGCCTCGTCAACTTCGAACGGTAACCACGTAAAGAGGTTAGTCATGAAGTCTTTGTACTCTTTACGATCCAACTCCAGTTTGTAGTTGGTTGGTAAGACAATTCGATACCGATCACACACAACACCATTCTTTTCAACTTGATGGCTCTTAGTTGTGTAGAACAGCGCTTTGTAGTCCTGAAGGAGGTTCTGCGCTGTTGAGAGTGGTACACCGTTGTCTATGTCGAGTACAACGAGGTTGAAGCCAGGTATAGCTTCGTCTTCGCACCTGTGACCAGCATTGAAATGATGGTTGGCCCAGTGAATATTCTCGGCGTTTGTCATCTTGTGGAGCTCACTCCACTTAGCTGTGTCGCCTAGATAGTTCCGTGCAATGTCAGTGCTATAACTGACTAGCAATTCACCCAGATCAGTTTCCTCTAGGGTTTCACCCCGCAAGAATTCCACACCATCGTTGAATTGCTTTTTGACTACGATGTTATTTTGATAGCCCCATGCAATTGCTAGAGACATCATGTCCTGTTTCTGACTATTGGTTCCCTTATAGAAAGGTAAGTCTTCGACTAGGTCAGCCTGCGTTACTGGACGTGCAATGGCTGCAATGTACTTAGCTAATTTAACGTAGGGTCGGTCGCGTGTAAGCACCTCGTCAAAAGCTCTACCAGACTCTTCAGCTAGCTTGATAGCGTAGTAGGCATGATCCTCGGTCACTGTGGGCGAACCATCAATGAACGCGTAGGAGCCTGCTAGCTTCATGGCTTTGAAGTGTCGATGACAAAGCTCAGCACGACGTAACTCTTCGTGCTCAGGGTACTCTTCTGCTTTTGCTTCACACGCTAATTGATACTCGATGAACAGCAGCGCAATGGGATCTTCTATTTGGATCTCTTTGTTGGCATGAACCATGTCGGCCATGTCACCCATGTGATCTGAAAGATCTTCAATGAACTGATCAGTTCCTCCGGCAGTCTGTTGCTGGAACATTTCCTGCGGAGTCATACCAACCTTGCGTTTGTGACTGCGGTGATAGCCAAAGAAACAACGTCTGGCTAAACCAGTTTCTAACAAGTCGTAGAAGTCCTCTTCGATCTTACCGCCGTTCAAGAGGGCTGTTGGCACGCCGAAACACATCAAGTTCGCTGGTGTCTTACCAACGATCTCTTCTGCCCTAGCGTTGTCAGTCGTATTCTTAACAAGCTTCTGCTTGATCTTACCTACGTCAAACAACTCTAAGTAAGCATCAAATGCTTCCCGAGTGGATGCTAGATTGTTGCCAATCTCGTCAATCATCAGGTTCAGTGAACCTGCTTCGGCCATAAGTAATTTATGGCGTGCCTGTTTGATTGCTGGAACCGTTGCTGAATCGAAGCTAAAGAGTAATGGGCCAGAGTTATCAAACTCTCGCGCTGCTCTTTGCTCCTCGTCGTCTGGGTCAGTACCCCAGCGAATAGCACGGCGCTGTGCAATCTTTGGAATGTTGCGCTTGGCTAACAGAGGAAAAGTATTCTCTGTAAACGTGTAGCGGAACTGCTCCAAAACTTCGTCTTCCATTATGTTGGTAGACAGCGTCTTACCTGAGCCAGATGGAGCCAGGTTAAACGCATACATGTTGACTGGGATCTTGCCTCGATTTGCACTGACTACGTTTGCACGCATCATGGATGCAACCATGGACCAGTAATAAGCGACCATTACTCTGAAGAAAAGGGGGTCTTCGTTCTGCGTCTTGGCTTGCAGAATTTCAACTAACTTTTCGGATTCAGGATGGTGGTTCATTTCTTCGAACG